CTATTTCTCTAAAGCGTTCAGCGTTGAAGCCTCGTTCTGGGAAGGGAGCCGTAGTGGAGCAAGGGTTAGGTAGCCCCTCTAAATAGACCACAACCTCCCCTGGCTCGCCGTTCAATGCCACCCCAATTCCCATATCCCTAACGACATAGGTTCGGTCTTTGATTGGTAGGTTGGTATAGAAGGGCATTATATCCGTAGCAAATTGGTCGTTAATGCACACAACCCTAGAACCCTGCCTCATTTACCCTTCTTTCCCCTAATGCCCTTAATCCAGGCATCCTTGTTCCATTTTGGGCACTCCTCACGCCGTTTTTTATGCACCCTCAACGCCCTTTCCTTGTAAATCTGGCGCACCCTTTCCGACCTTTGGATTCGTAGGACTAGCCCGGTTCTCTGGGTAAGCTCGGAGAGTCGTGCGGAAATCGCCGCCCTAGTATATGGCTTGCCAGTTGTGGGGTTAATATAGCGTTTTGCGATGGCTGTTAGGCTGTCTGGGCTTCGGTTGGTGGCTAGGGCTAGCAACGCTTCGTCCAAGGTATCGTCTCGCTTGTTGCGTAACATCTGGCTATCGCCCTCACATTTAATGGTTTGCTCGACTACCTGCGCCGTGAGCTTCGCAAGCTGGTTTAGGTCGATGGCCGGGTTCATGGCCTTCATCTGGGCCAGCCGTTCCTTAACTCGATCTTCCAGGGTATCAATGGCCTCGGCCATATCTGGCGTGTAGCTGGCCAAGATGCTGTCCGCCGGGTCTTGGCCAAGATGCTTCATTGGAGTTCAACAACCGCCGTGTGGCCCACCCTGGCAAGCTCTCGATTGGCCTGGGCTTCCGTTTTATAGAACAAATCAATTACCGGGAGCCTCGATCTGCCAGATGCCTTGCGCTGAACTACCGCTGTCCCGGTGTCGTGGGCAACATAAGGCTTCCCCTCAACGACCAGGATTGTGCCATAAGGGATAATTCTGGGGTCTACTGCACAAGAACGCCCGGATACCAGCCGTTTTCCAGATGCACTTTTGTAGCCATAGTCGTCCTCTCCAAGCCAATATGCAGTAATCCTGGCTTTGATGGTTTTCTTGGGTGGCTTTGGAACTTCGATATAGATGTTGGCGGCGTGACTCGACCCAAGAAGAATGACGGCAAGCATGATTAAGGCTTTTCTCATAGTGAGGAAATGAAGGCGATCAGACAAATGCTGGAATCGCCTTGAGGGGGACTCATCCCCTTTGGTTCTTTTGCCTTCTGCCGTGTCAATCGGGGTCTTGAGCTTATCCATCTCTTTTTGAATCTGCTCTGGTTCCATCTTATTTATTTTCATTGATAACCTCCACTTGCCTCCAATGTCCCCTTGCGTTGTAACGCTGAATCTTGCCGTGTGATTCTAGCCACCGGGCATGATATTGGATTGTTCCCTGCTTTTTCTTTAATGCCTGGGCGATAGTGCAGGTAGGGATGCCGTTTAATATGAGGGTTTGAACTGCATCCCTCAATATGTCGATGCTGTCTTGTGCCCTGGAACCACCAAACACCTTCTTTAGTTCGCTCCCAGGGTAACGCTCGGCAAGTATGGCCGTGGCTTTCTGGCTATGTGTTTGGAACTGGCTCATCGGGTCTTTAACTTATGTTGTGTTGTTATTGAGGCAATAACTTATTTATATTGCTCGATTTTCCACTTTAATAACTTCTTGTCGTTCTTGTCGCAAAAATAAACATACCGATGCTTGCGTGATCTTGGTTTAATCTTCGACTCGATTCCTCTTTGCACTCCGTGTCTCTGATGCAACCCATCAATAGTTTTATCCCCACACTTTCTTTCGTCCGAAAGGCCAGTATAAATCCAGTTGGTTGCCCTATAAATCAACCCGCTATGTCCCTGCTCCGTGTCTGCATAGCTGATTAGAATCAAAGCTGGCTTTATCTGCTTTAATTGCCGTAAGGCCCAACCTATAAATCTGCTCTCGCTATTCTTTGGACATTTATCCGACATCCATAGTCTGTTCAGTTCATAAACCCTGGGCGAGCTTTCCTTGCCACAAATGCCATTACAAGCCGTGTAAGATGCTGGCTTGCCAAATGAGATTACGCCCATCAGCACATTGTTGAAATAAGCACCAAAGGCCCAGCTAACCGAAACCGCCCTATGTGCATAGTGGCTTTCTACTGCAACCAGGTTGGATGTGTGGCTTGTTATTTGCCTAAATAGAAGTTGGTGCGGAGAGGTCGGAGTTGCACCGCCATCCTCCCCTTGGAATAGGGGAAGCTCTACTATTGAGCTATCTCCGCATAACTTCATAGGTAATACTCTGCCACGCTCTTGCCACTAGCCGTTTTTATCATCCTCTTTTGAACATCATGGCCAGCTTTCTTTAGGTCATGGATGCGACTAGCCAGCCTAAAGCACTTAAACCACTCAAGTGCTTCCAATGCTGTAAGTGTTCTTCCCTGCTTCAAGTGTGCAAGTATTCTTCCGTTTTGTTCATTTCCATCCGACTTAACCGGGTGCGTGGTCTGCATGAATGGCAATTCGAACTGGTCTGCTTGGAATACGCCTATCATTTGATTTTAATCCTCTTGGTTTTGTTGATGCTCAAGAACCTATTCTTAATTCGACCACTAGACTTTTTGGGTATAAAGTTATTTCGCTTTGCATGAGCAATGCTTCCGTGGTCGCACTTCCAGGCTCTTGCAATTTGAACCATTGAGAAACCAGACTCATACTGCAATTTCCATAGTGCATATCTTTTCTTAATTACCTCATAGCTCTTGTTCATCTTTCCAGAGCCAACACCACAAGCCTTCTTCAGGTGCTTTGGAATAATCAGGTCTGGCGTTACCTCTTGAATGACGGCCTTGGCTTGCTTGCAAGCCAACTTCTCGGAAAGGGTCTTAAAATACTTCTCCCTTTCTTGTAGCTTTTCTTCAAATGCCCGGATGTTGATTCTGTCTTGTAGTGATTGATGGGCCATAGCCGTTATTTGGTTGGCCTGGGTAGCAATCCTATCCTCTAAAACCTTAACCCGGTAGGACAAGGCATTAAATGGCAAGTCTACGATGTCTCTCATGGGCAACCTGCCTTTACCCATGCTTCCCTGGTTGGAAATCCCATTACCTTGTATGTAGGTAAGGATTCGCATTGACTAACTACTTTTGTTTTCATTGGTTGTATTCCTTTCGTTTGTTTTTTTTCTTGGCTCCTTCTGTGACAATTTCTAGCGCAAGCCCTCCAATCCCTAACCGGAGACTTGCCACCAATTTTCCATCCGTTGCTCTCATAATAATCAAAGGCACTTTCCACATCTGTTCCAGACCAGTTGATTTCTTTTGCATAAGAAATCCAATCCACACGCATAGGGCGCATCTGCGCCTTTGTATTATCTAGTATCTGGCTTCTAGCTTCTAGCTTCTTCGCCGTTAATTTCTCGTTACATGAGCGTTTCATTCGCATTTCATTAGCGTTACGCCAGCGTTGCACACGCAAGTTGTTGTTACCACGACTATTGTGTTCCTTAACCAACCGCCGTGAAATGATGGTTTCTCCCTCAAAGCTGAACACGCCAGCCGAGTTTAGCTCATCAAGCAACTCCATCGTGCGTTGCGTTGTAAGCCCGACAATGCGCCCTAACTGCTCTGCTCTGGCTGGCTTTCCTCCGATCAACAAGTGTCCGTAGGTTTCTGATTTGGTCATTAGGCAAATCATATCAATCCAAAGCCCCCTGGACTCTACCGAACAAGAACGCAAAGCCTCATCAGAAAGCCAATCAGAGCCGTAGAATTTAAGCCAGGGTAGCTTCATTTCTTTTTAGCCTCCATATCCCGCTTCTGATACTTCTTGGCCCTTTCAAGTAGCTCTTTAGTAATTGTGTGGGAATAGTCCAGATGGCTTACTATGTCCTTATAGTTTTCCCTCTTTGCATGGTCGAAGTCCTTGAACAATTCCTTCAACCTTTTCGATACAACCCGGTGGAACTCGTCCACCAGCATTAGCCGTTTTACACTCATTTAGATTTTTTCCTTTCGTCTTTTGCTAAATCCCAAAATATGCCGAGCATAAATATTGTGGTGAGAAAGATCGCTAATAAAGCTATGCTTAAAATGAACGCCTCCCACAAAATTTTCCCGATGTATAAAAGGAAATCTACCATTTGGGTGCTTTCGGCCAGGTTGCCCACATAACCACATTTGGGCTACTTTCCCAACTTCTAGCCACAAATGCGCCGTTAATGTAACGACCTGCCACGACTTCCGAGCCAGTATCAATAAGTATTTGCTCATCATTTTTAGGCAATTCCTTTAGGTTTTTCCAAACAAGCATTGACCACTTGGTAACCGGAACATCAATTTCAATAGCGGACATCTGGTAACCTCCGTATGGCCAAAACTACATCGTTCAGAACATCCTTAATAACTTGATCTTCCGTGGAGTCCGCAATTTGCTGAACCAGTTCAGCACAACGATTGCGTTCTTCTTCTCCAACTTTCCAGAAACTCTCCCGCAAAATGTTGGGGATTTCTCCAAGCATCTGCGAGCCTATGGTTTCCGTCGTATCAGAAAGAAATTTGGTCATCGGGATTCTCCTTTGTTACCGCATCTGCTTCGAGCAAGATTTCACGGATGATCTCGTTGCGGATGATGTCGTTCTTGTATGGCTTGCCGTCTTTGCCTGGTTTCAATTCTTGCTTCGACAACCAATCTAGGTAATCCA